TAAGATTAACAATAAACCTTTACGTATATATGCATTGCAGAAATGGATTAAAAATGGAAAACAAAAATACCCTTACCTTGATAGATGAGTGGATTGACAACGACTTAAATTTGCAGATGGCAGAGTCGGATAACGAAAAAGAAATGTACATAGAGAAAATGAAAGAACTCAAGGCAGCTATCCGCACAAAACAATTAAACATTAAAGATGTTCTGCTCAAAAGGAAGACAGATGAGGCATTGATTGGAGCAGAAATGCAAGTACACAAAGACTTTATTGCAAAACTTCAGCGTAGGAAGAAGGCAACTCAACGAATATATGAATTTCTGTCTGATCTTGTTATTACTACCGTAGAAACCGTAGGAGTAAGAAAGGGAAAGGGGAAGTTTTCGTATGAAAACAATGGCCACCGATTCACTGTATTTCAGACCGATGGATCTTTAGATATTAATGATCCTGATTCTGTACCGGAACGATTCTTAAAAATGGAAGTTAAAATAGACAACGCAGAATTGCGGAAATTTGTAAAACAAAATGACGGTGATGTTGGTTATGCAACCGTCCCAAAGGTAAAGAGGTTAAAAATAACGTGAATTTCTTTAATATTGAAAAAACAACAGTAAACAGCACAAGTTGTATTCGACTTCGTATTCTATGGATACTGTCTATTACCATAACGGAATCTTCCAATAGAGGCTTTCATTTAGCATTAGGCCTCGGGATTTTACCTTTTGAGGCATCACTGCAATTATCAGTATGGGATCAAGTATGACAAGATTAAATGAAAGTGAAAGTATATTGGTATTGGACTCACTTCGTAAATATAGAGGCATTATCCATTTTACGGATACACCAAGACAATTAGTGCAACAGATTGACCAATTGGTCGATAAGCTCCAATCTCACATTATTGATACTCCAACGGAATATCTTAATAAACACTGTGATAACTGTGAGTAGTAAATCAAAACGAAAAGGTTATCGGTTTGAAAAAGAAATCGAGAGTATCTTCAGAGAAGAAGGTCATAAAGCACTTCGGACTTGGGGTAGTAATGGTAGGAGTATGGGCGTGGATGAAGATGTGGACGTTATAGTCAATGACGAATTCTATATCCAAGCTAAACGCAGAAAGAAATTACCCTCATATATGGAACTTGGTAATTGCCATGCAGTGTTTGTTCGTGAAGACCGTGGTGATTTGAAAGTGTTAATACCTTTTGATTTCTTTATAGAGATGTATAATGAATGGAATCAATAGTCAAATTAAAAAACTAATTTCAGATCGGTTGGACCATGGCCAACGTGAGTATGGCCAAGATTTACCTCTTAATGATAACCGAGACTTAGTCCAGGAATCATTAGAAGAAGTATTGGATGGGATGGTCTATATAGCCGGACAAATTATAAGAATTAAGGAGTCAATAAAAAACAGATAAACCCGATATAGGGATTTTCTTGGGTGCAGATGTTCAATGCTGGTGTTGTTACCATTTGACTCCTTAGAAATTGAGGGGGCGGTATTAAACAAATACGCTTATTTAACCTCGTGGATTTAATTGAAATGAGGTTTAAGAACGCTGAACTTTTGAAAACGATAGGTTGGCAACTCTATCTTACCGCCTCCCCATTGTATTGATATATTACACATCAATGAATAAACATACCTACATAAATAAAACTTGGCCGGGGGCTGACTTAATCACATCATACCTCCTATCCTCCTTGGTTGGTTTCCGGCTATGATTTCTATTAATAAAAACATAGAGTATTCTGTCGAGATTGAGGTAGATATTCCCCATGATTTTATTGAATCTGTCGAACCACCTATGCTTATAAATATGATAGAAGACCTTGTTTCAAAAAGCTTAAGTGTGGACAGAGATCATGTCAAAGTAAGAAAATTTATTGAAAAAACACCTGTAAACAGTGCAGACATCACAGGAGAAGCCTAATGTACCAAACACGTATCAAAAAAAATACCAAGCAAAGACACCATGAAAACATCTTCTTATGTACCAATTGCAAAGAAGTTATAGAAAGAACAGGAAAACATGAATTTATACGTCATACATGGCCTCGTTATGGCCTTAATGAGAGAACATGTAAAACCTGTTCTTAAAAAGAATTAACTCCATGCAGTAGGGAGTTGGGGGGAAGTATTATTCAGCTTCTTGCTTCCCCCCAATAATAAATACGATGAGAATACTACAAATAAAAAAATTTTTACCTGACACTCCATGTGATAATATTATTGCATATAGAACAATGGTAAATGTTAGTTCAAAAGGTACAAATCCATACTTCCAAGGTAAGTCCCTCCCCATTAAACTTATTAGTGATCGAAAGATTGCAACATTGGTACAGGAAATAAAATATACCATGATGAATAATCTACGTAAAGAATATGCCGTATCTGACATATATCCCGACTTTACTGATGTGGTGAAATTATCAGAAGGTGATAAGCTTGATCTACACGCTGATAATGCTTACTACCCATCTGGCAAACCTAACTATGTAAACCACAGGACATTTACAGCTATGGTCTATTTAAACGATGACTATGAAGGTGGGGATTTGTACTTTGCTGATGGTAGCACGATTCGGCCAGAAAAGGGCATGGCAGTAGGATTCCCAGCTGGAGTAGAATTCGCTCACGGTATGCGTGAAGTTAAGTGGGGTAATAGATACACTGTCTGTGTATGGTACACAGACAATCCCACACATATTGAAATCTAAGTTATAATTCAAAGTCTTTTACCTGTAGCAACTCTACAAATGCATAGTGTTCTGCTGTAACCTGATAGGAACTATGGCCTAATAGTAAAGATAGTTCATGCATAGACCCCCCTTTCAATAGAAAATGTGTACCGAATGTCCTTCTTAAGTCGTGGAACCATAGCTCTCCCATGGAAATCTCCTTTCTTTTTTTTAACCAAACCTTATCCAAATGATATTCGATATTGCTTTCCTTAATTTTCTTTCCATCCTTTCCATACCATATATAATAGTCATCTAAATAAGCCAAGGCCTGTTTATTAACTTTTACCATCCTTTTCCCTGTCTTGCCCCATACAGGGATCCATCCATCATCATAATTCTCTTTTCTTACGGTTGCCGCTTCTCCGATACGGATACCTGTGTAATAGATGAACTTCAATAAGCAACCAAGCTTGTCGTTCATCAAAAAAATTTTTTCAAGCTCTGACTTTGTTGCAATTCGTGTTCGGCACCCTGATTTTGTTTTACCTTCAAGCCGATACTTTTCTACATCATAGCCTTTTGCTAAACCCCACTTGATACAGGCATTCAATTCTCTGCGTATGGCTTTGCGGTTCTCCGGGCCACCTGTATAACCCATCTTTTCATATCTCCTGAGCCTACTTTTATAGGTTTGTATTGTCCGTTTGCTATTCCAGTTGGGATGGTCAGCCTCAAGATACTCATCTATTAACCGAATTAAAGAAATGTTCTCCAATTGCTTTGGTTTGACATAGCCATATAGATTTGACATAGCCATGAGATTCAATTGAGGCCACATGGCATTGGCATCTTTGACAATTTTGGTTCCAGTCCTAAATGTGATTTGATTTCCTTGGTACATCTTGCGATAGACTATGAACCCATGCTTATCATAAGTCAGGTTTCGTTTTAATCCATTTCTGGAACGCTTTTTTGTGGGCATTTTGTGGCCTATGCTTCTTTGTGTATGCAGATTGGATAGGCTACTTTGCTGATTTGTCGAAGATCTCCTTGCTTATATGCCCCGGTAGCTCAGCTGGATAGAGCAACGGACTTCTAATCCGTAGGTCACAGGTTCGAATCCTGTCCGGGGTACAATAATTATCCTCAGCCATTGCTGAGGGCAAATCAGACTTATCCTATCCATTTCCTTGCTTAAATATAAATCAGAGTATATGCTATCAAGCCACAAATTTTTGTGGCCTGTTTGTGGCCTTTATTCTTCTTCTTCGGCCTCTTGCTTGGCCTTCCTTCTTTCTTTTGCAATTGCTGACAATTGAAATTGTGGTAAGCCAAATAAACTATTGACGGCTCCCATTGGGTTCTCCGTTAAACCATTAGGTCCAACCACCGTTCTCAGCATACGGCCAAATGGAAACCAAGTCCATACTTGATAGGATGCAAACTTAGACCAATCCCCTTTTAGCATATTGCCTATAGGTTGGATAATGTACCTTGATGATGGCGGTGAGACAGCTTGGATCCATGATATTTCCGGTGGCAAGGTACCAAAGAATGCACGCTCTCTATCTCTTTCAGACCCAAACATAACTGCCGAAAGATCTTGAAGTTGGGCCCAAGGTGCTGGCATATTGTTCTCAAATATGGTAGCTGGGAATATGGAGGCCAATGAAAACATAAACATATCAGCCATAACCATTCGCTTATACCGTTCAAACTCTTTGCTCATAGGATTGAAACCCATAGCCTTAGCTTGCTTATACATATCTTTCCTGAAACGAATGGAGTTCCATGTCCATATCTGGAACCGAGAAAAGATACGGCCAAAGTTCGATGTCGAAAACAAAGGTCTGTTCGCATTGTTATATATAAACTGTGTTCCCTTAACACCTTCCATTGCGAAACGAATCAACCATGGATCATCTCTGTCAAACTTCACCTTGTTTGTCTCCAAGACATCCATAGCATTGAGATAGTGAGCCAAGAAAGCCCTACGTCTTAACCTCGCCTCTGTTACCTTCATAAACCATCCTGCACCCTCCATTATCTTTGTGGAATATCCATGACGTTTCGCCAGTTCCATTACACTTGCCTTATCAGTTTCCCACTTATTCTTTTTCATGTTTTCTATAAGTTCATTGATAAAACGTCCACCCTTAGCAGAACGAAACAAAGGATTGGCTTTTAACTCAGCTCTTAGCCATGATTCTGTAGCACCATGACTTTCTGCAAAGTTGGTAAAGTAATCCCAGTCTCTCAAAGTCTTTGCATTCTCTCCCTTGGCCAATGGAATCCTTGATCTCAAGTTGTTGATCTTACCTGCATCCCACCAAGGTCTTAAGCCCGCATTGATAATGGAATGCACAGATCCACCAAGCATATTATTAGCCATTGTCCGAGTGGAGGCAAGTAAAGTCATCATTGACCATTTTGCTTCCAAGTTTGCAAAGTGAGCCATCTTGGAATACAATTCATTATCATCCTTAAACCATTCTTTCCCATCAAAGAAGGTTTTTGAAATCTTATCCATTCTCTTTTTCATAGCTTGGTCTGAGAACTTATACCATAGGGTTTTTTTAATGTTGAAATTAGGATTGTTTGCCCAAGCTTCTGGCAAGATAGAAGGATAACCCAAAGCACCATTGGCCTGTAATCGTGCAAACATACCCCATAGTTCTGTCTGCTTACCCATAGCTTTGCTTGCCTCAAAATGATTAATAGTACGCCATGATGATAACGCCATAGCAAGATTATATTTAGCCTTTACACCTTCTACCATATAATTACGCAACGCTTCAAAACTATTGTCATTCCCTGGAATTGGATTGGTCTTACTACGTCTTAATGTGGATCCGGGTCGCCTTTGCTGGCCAGTCTGTTTAAATCTTAACTCTCTTTTAATGTTGTTAACAGATTCATTGCTTCCAGTAAGAATATCAGCCATATCCCTTGCATAGCCACCATCTTCTGAACTTCTGAATGCTTCGTTGTTTTTTGCTGAAAGTACCGTAGTGGCTATGTCTTTTTCACTCATACCCTGTTCAGCCAATGACAATGCCAATCGTTCCATATAAGCATCTTTCTCAGCCCTTAAATGCTCACGCAAGGGGAAATAGTCTTTTTCTATAAATCCGATTTGTCGCATGGGGACACGTTTCATCAGTTTCTTCACCAATATAGCACGCTGTTTACCATCCAAGTCCCCGATTTTCTTCAAGGTCTTTTCATTGTGTAGATAGTTGTTGATTTTAACATGGTGAGACAATCTGAGCATAAACTGTACTGTATATTTATCTCCTACAAATTCTGAAGTACGATTGTTAAATAACTTATGAGAGATGTTATCTGTAATGAACTTTTCATAATTGAACCATCCATGCTCATCCCAGTATTTCTTTGTCTTTTCATAAAACATCTTTTCAAATGCTTTTGGATTCTTACCATGATACAGTTCTTTGGATACATAATCAACGATTCGATCTACAGTTTTATTCATCTTATTGGCAATATACTCAATATCTACATACTTTGGCTTCGATCCTTCTATAATGGAAAACTGTTTACCCTTAAGTCCATCCAAATACTTTTGTGCGTCTTTTGCCTGCTTATGCCACTTATGACCCGGTTCCAAATCGGGGAATGCACGGTAATTCCTCAAGAGAATAACCGCATCCTCGATGGATCTGCGATTTTCTATTTTTGCCATCCACCGTGTTTCCTTATCATAGACTTTCTCAATTGCCTTTTCTCCAAACTCCTTTGCTTGTAAAGCAATATCCTGTACTCGTGTTTGGTAGCCCATGTGTGAAATGGGAATCAATACATCCATATCTTTGGTCTTAGTAACTAAGCCATCCTTATATACTACATGAGTCTTTTTCGGCATCCATTGAAGGTCGCTATATAAGTGCTTTTCTGCAATTGTATCGGGAAAAAGGTAGGTATATATCTTGTTCCAAACCAAATTACCGTCTTTATCGGCTTTTTTAAGCTTCAGCATCCGATCTACCCAGTTACCTTCTTTCACACTGAGCATGGACTTATTGAAAAACTCAAGGTCGGTTAATTTGCCTACTGTAATAGACTTAGATATACCCGGAAGGTTCATAGAGAAGAACTTTTGGTCCAAGACACCAGCGAATATCTGATCAAACTTCTTAATGTCCATCTCGGGAAACATCTTTTTCACCTTAGCCAAATCTTCTCGTGCTTTTCTAATCCGTGGTGTATCAGGTAATTCCTTAAAATATGCTTTGGTCATTTCTCCAATAAATTTGCCATCATCTTTCCCTGAAACACTACTTTCAAACTTGGCCAATTCTTTGGTGGTGAGGGTGGTGGGCTTCTCAAGGCCAAGGACTTGCTTAATGGTATGGGTATTGGTTTTATCTCCGACCTGTTTTGCAATACTATTAAACTCTTTGCCCCATGCAGTAATTGTTTTGTTGGGAATGGTTTCTGATCCGATCCCAATAGATAGGTGCTTTGTATTGTGTATGATACTCCCCACATTATTGAGCGTATATTGAAGAATCTCTACATCCTCTGTTCTACCTTCCTTCTTTGCAGCTTTAATTTGCTTACTCAGTTTTGCTTTTAAGTCTCCTGTGGACTTGGCATCATGCCTATATATATTGGATAATAGAACCTCATGGAAGAATGTCCTCTCTTTGGCATCAAAGGATTTATTCAACTCCATGATCTGCTTATTAATAGCATCAAGGGTAATACTTTGGGATTGGAACTCCTTTAAGATTTTCTGTGTACCGGCTTTTTTGGCAATCAAAAGAGCATACTTATTCCGCAACATATTTGCTTCATGCATGATGGATTCAATTTGCCCATCCTTCAAGCCCTTAGACGCTTCCATTAATCTCTTAACAGATACAAGGGTAGTTACACGGTCTATAATGAAATCACGCTTTTCCCTTATTTCCTTTGTCGTAGTCTCAGGCATTTCATCAAGTGCCTTATGCCCTTTTTTATATTCCTTCTTCAAGATCTTGGCCAGCTTCTTATTCCCCGTTTTTGAAAGCCGTTGAAAATCATTCATCATAGCATCTACTTTACGTGGATTTATCCATGTGGCTACGGAAAAGTCTGCTTCCAATTCTGCAAGTTTGCGGGCCTGAACAATGGTTGCCCCAGGAATGTCCAGACCCTCCGCTTCGGCCCGATCTACAAGTCGCCTCGCAATATTGATAATGTTTTCATTGTCAGGAGACCATACATTAAAACCTCTTTTGACTGATCCACCGGCCTCCTCTTTATATCCATACCCTCTGAATGCATTGTTAATATCCATCATTTCTTTATATATAGTACCTCTTAATAGGCCCATAGCTTCAGGAGCACTGAAGTCCATACTATGAAAGGCTTTCCCTTTGCTATCAATCAATCTTATTTCTTTGAAGGCTACCTTTAATAATTCAGTTTGGAATTCTGCTGATGTAGGAATAATACCTTCGAATTTCGGAGCATCAAGGACAATATTCATCAAAGCACGAGCATCTTCCCTTAGCAACTTCCCATTGTCTTTATTGGGAATTAGCTTAACAAAGAATGCGTCATTATCATTTCCAAATCCTTTGTCATCCAGAGCCTTCCTCACAATCTCTACATCAACAGGGAGTAAGGTGTCTTTTTGCTTATTAAACATGGTATATAAGGTATTAACACGGTTCTTAGCATGTACGGCGGCACCAATATCTTTTGCAGAATATTCAAACTTAATACTTTGATCTATCCTTGCGTATGGATCCAAGCCATTCATAATTGCCTGTTCGGGATCTGAGGCTATAGTCCACTTTTTCTTTGCACGGTCTGAAATGGCTTCTTGGGTCTTACCCCTTACTTCATGTTCATCTTTATTTTTCTTAAGAGCTTTCCTGAATTCTTTACTGGTCTTGGTATAAATAAATACGGAGTCAATGTCCAAGTCCATGCCACCCAAGTATTCCATATCCTTTGGATTTAAGATAACACCAGTACCTTTTTCTTTTGTAAATCCTTTAAACTTTAATGCCCTCACACCACTAATAGAATCAATAGGTACACGAGCAATTACATGCTCAAATAACTCAGGATGCTTTTTTCCATAGACATCCCACAATCTTCTTAGTTCAATCTCCTTTGTCTTAGTCTTTAATTTTTCCCG